CCTTTACGAAAAGACAATATTCCTGGCTAGGGGAAAAGGGATACCGCTGCTTTCCCGATACTGGCTAATCGTCAATCAAGCAGCTAGTCATCAGCTAATCGGACAATGGACGCGACAACAAAGATGCAAGTCTGTCAATTGTATGTTTGGCACGATGAAACGGGACTTGGCTTTCAATTGTGCGTGCCCTATTCCCTTCTCCCCCCAAAGAAAAAACCATGTTTTTGGTTTATGATGTATTTGCGTTAATTGCTGACACTACGGAAAGAACGTGGGGTAGCCATTCGATCCTAAAGAATGGAGTAGGGGCAGACAGCCGAAACCTCGACCGTATCGGAAGGGACGGTTACCCTTGGTCTGGAAAACTGTGACACCCTGGAAAGACAGGGATTTTCCTTCGTTAAGTTTTGCCTTCCTTCGGGAAGGCTTTTTTTTGTCTGTAGGTTTATGAGTATGTGATATAGTGATTATCACAGGAGGGTGAATATGCTTATGAGTGAATATACGGGTATTAGGGTTGAGAGTAGTATTCCTATACCGGAGGAAAGGGTGAGTCGGCGGTATCCGCATGAGGACATGGAGGTTGGAGACAGTTTCTTTATTGCTGGTGTGGCATTGCAGGTGGTGTTGAATGCCAACTGGAGGGCGGGTAAGCGGTTGCAGAAGAAGTTTATAGCCAGGAAAGATGGGGAAGGGGTGAGGGTATGGAGGACAGCGTAAGAGATGACGTTATTCAAATGATGCGACAAGCAGGATTAACGCGCACCAAATACGCGCCAGCATATCGGCGGCTTATTGAAATTGCTGTACTAGCGGAGCGCGAGGCGTGTGCGAAGGTGTGTGATGAGCTTGTCACGCACACGCGGGCTTTAGGCGATAACGATTCAATGCTGGCCGCTATTTCATGCGCCATCGCTATCCGCGCAAGGGGGCAGGGATGATAGAGCAGACAAATGGTCATGATGCTTGGCTGGCAATGGAGAATGCTAAAAAGGATTACATGGAGAAATGTTGGGGTATGACCCATGCCCAACTGTTCTCTGAGTTAATGCGGGTGCATACGGAGTCGGCAAAGATGTTGCAGGTAGCGCAGGAAAAGATTGCGGAGTTAGAGCGTGAATTAGAGGACGATGGCAAATAGGAGGTCTTATGAGCAACGTAGTGGAGCTACACGAAGATTATCTGGAAATGGAACAGGATGACTACTGGGATGCCGTGCGCCGTATGAATCATGCGGAGCTGGTCATGGAGTTGCGCCGTGTCAACGCCAAGTCTGCTGGCCTTCTCGCGGAATGCCTGGCTGAACTCTCTCATCTGCGTAAAGTGATAGATGGCGAAGTTAGAGCCTGAAGACAGGTATCAGCAAGACCTTCTGTTATCTAGGCGGGTGTTGAAAGAGGAAATGCAAAAGGCTATCAACACCTTTTCGCCAGATGCGAAGAAACGCCTAGCCGCTGATTGGAAAGCCCGTTATAGCCCCGATATGGCAAAAGAGCTTCTGCGGGTTGCCCGTGACTACGAAGCCCGTACCCGTATCGCTAACTGGAACCTAGACGGATTTGATAAAGAGAGGACAAAGACTAAGAAATGAAATACGCCTCCTATCTCGCCATTCTGTACTACGCCGCTATTGCGGCCTTTTCCGTGTTCTGGATGCTAAGTGCAATAAACGCAAAACCTGCCATCCCTTGTGCGGTGGCAGAGATTAGCCCTGACTTCTCACAGCAGGATAGAGAGAAGTGCCGCATCTTGCGTACAAGGAAACTATGAAATTCAATTTGAATCAGTTTTACAAGTTCTGTACTCAACTAAAGATTGAGACAAAAGAGCAGGGCTTGCGGAAGATGGACAACCTGTTAGGCACTCAGACCTATGTGATGGATGAGATTGCTACCGGATTAAATGAGGGCGTTCACTTCTTTGTCATCCTGAAAGGGCGGCAGCTTGGCATTACAACTATCTCACTTGCCCTAGACCTTTACTGGCACTACATCAACAATGGACTTAATGGAACACTTGTCACCGACACAGAAGAAAACAGAGATATGTTCAAAGGCACACTCACAGCCTATATGGACGGTCTACCGAAAGAGTACAAGATACCCATACTTTCCCACAATCGTAACTCACTTGCACTCAAGAACCGAAGTCGCATCTTTTATCAAGTCGCAGGGTTACGAGCAAAAGGAAGTCTTGGTCGTGGCAAGGGCATCACGTTCCTTCACGGAACAGAAACATCGTCCTGGGGCGATGAAGAAGGTCTAGCCTCACTGCTGGCCTCCCTAGCTGAAACTAACGACAAGCGCCTCTACATCTTTGAATCCACTGCCCGTGGTTTCAATATGTTTCATGATATGTACGTTACTGCCAAAAGAGCGAGAACACAACGCGCTATCTTCTGCGGCTGGTGGCGCAATCAGTTCTATTCCGTGCCTGGGGAATCTCAGATTTACAAAGTCTATTGGGATGGGAAGCTAACGCCCGAAGAAAAGGAATGGACAAGGGATATTAAGAAGCTCTACAACGTTGAGATCAACAGCCGCCAAATTGCTTGGTGGCGCTGGAAGCTCTACGAAGGTATCAAAGATGATGCGCTGATGTATCAGGAATTCCCGCCCACTGAAGACTACGCCTTCATCATGACGGGAACTAGCTTCTTCTCTAACTCCCGTTGTACGGACGCAATGAAGAACGCTAAGAAGATTCACTGTGATTACTACCGCTACAGCATGGGAGCCAACTTCCAGGATACGGAAGTGCTGAAGTCCACGGAAAGACTTGCAACGCTCAAGATTTGGGAGGAACCGATTGATACGGCTTATTACGTTATTGGTGCTGATCCTGCTTATGGCAGTTCTGATTGGGCTGATCGGTTTTGCATACAAGTTTACCGTTGCTATGCTGATGGTTTGGAGCAAGTGGCAGAGTTTGCTACATCTGAGATGAACACCTACCAGTTTGCTTGGGTGATCGCCCACCTTGCTGGCGCTTACAAGAACTCAACCCTAAACCTTGAGGTAAATGGCCCAGGTCAGGCCGTTATCAATGAACTAAGAAACTTGAAGCGTCAAGCCTCAGCTATTGGCGGTGCAATGGGGCATGGCCTGATGAGCGTATTGGGTAGCATGAGCAACTATATCTGGCGGCGTAACGACACAATGGGTGGCTTATCCAATTCGATTGGCTGGCTGACTACCGCCTCCAGTAAGGAGAGGATGCTCTCCTACATGAAGGATTACTTTGAGCGCGGAATGATGGACGTTTACTCCGTAGACTTGATTGACGAGATGAAGACCATCGTGCGGGAAAACGCAGCTATCCATGCGTCAGGCCGCAACAAGGATGATCGTGTCATGGCAACCGCCCTAGCTTGCGCGGCATACGCAGAACAGTTGCAGCCTAGACTGATTGCTCAGAAAATCACCCGCCATGTAAGCCGTGTCCAGGATGACAGCACGCCAGAGCAGATTGCCGTAGGTCGCAATGTGTCAGATTACCTAAAACGCATTGGGATTTATGGAAGCCAATAAATTTAAAGACATTACCGTTGTTGCTATCTATGGAAACGGCAAAGGCATGGATGCCGTTTATGCTATCCGCAAAACCCAAGAAGCTCTGCCAGGATCGCAAGCCCTGCTGATTACCAACGAACCACTGCCAACCGATATACCGCAGAAGCTCTTAGGTTCGCCCATGAGTTATGAGGGCTATAGTGACTTTACGATGTATCAGCTTCATGCCTACATAGAAACAGAGTACGCGCTGATCGTGCAGCATGATGGATGGGCGCTAAATGCTGAGAACTGGCGTGATGAATGGTTCCAGTACGACTTCATTGGCGGTCTGACCCATGCCGGTCTAACAGAAGACAATGAGTTCATGCGGAACTACACTTATTTTGGCAAACCCAACGTCAAGATCGTGCAAAACGGTGGATTTAGCTTGAGAAGCAAACGTTTCCTGCAAGCCATGACGCATTACGGAATTACTTGCCAGAGATTTAACGTCCAAATGCTAAACAATGAGGATATTCAGATTTGTTGCTTCCTAAGACCGTACCTAGAAGCGGTAGGAATGCGATTTGCTCCAGATCATGAATCAAAACTGTTCTCTTTTGAGCATTTATCGTCAAATGTTCACGCTGACGTAGACTTTAAGCAAATTTTTGGGCATCACAGCCGGTTTAGGAAACTTACTGGCAAAAATACGATGGATTGGATGCTTACAGACGAAGAAATGGGGTTAATTGAACATGAAACCGACGTTTATGAGCTATTCAAACACTATGGATACGGAATCACTCACAGAGAGAGAGCGGGCTGAAGTCTTACCCAAAGCAGAACTCAAGGTTTTGGTAAAAAGACTACTTTTAGACAAGAAAAAGACCATTACAACGCGATTATTCGCAGAATTATGTGGATTAAGCCGTTATCACCTACATGAAACCTTTGTTTTAGAGACAAGACCCATCTCAGAGGTGGTTCAAAGGCGTGTTTCGAGGGCATATTGCCTCTGGAGAGACGGAAAAGTGCGGGTAATGGTGCATTACGGGCGAAAATACCTAGAATTTCGTAAGGAACCTAAGCAAATTGCGGTGCGAGGCTATGGTTTACAGGCCACTTCAGACGGTATTAAGCTCAAAATAGGCATTAAAAACAGGTTAGATTATAGTGATTATCGGTTAGATGAGACATTAAAGGGGAGGTAATTATGGCAGTATTACACGATTATAAATGCGATTTACACGGTTTTTTTGAGGCTTGGGAGCCTATTTGTCCTGATGGTTGTACAGAAAACGTCCAGATGGTCTTTTTGCAACCTGTTGGGATGAAATCCGATACAACCAAGCACAACGACAAGACCATTAACCAGTTGGCACTTGACTTCAACATGAGCAATATTAAGTCTGCGCGTGAAGGCGAGAACCAATCTGGCTTTTACACACGGAACAATAAGCCACTACCCAAAGACGTACCGCCACCGCCCCGCGAATCCCGTCCTGGCGATGCAGTCATGTGGGGGAATGCTGGCGGCAAGTTAAATATGGATACTTTGCTAAAAGGAAATGCCTTCAGATCAGTTGCGGGAGAAAGCGTAGGTGTGTCACCATCTACCCTGGGGAACTTGACAACTCCTAAGACCGCGAGTTATATGCAAGATCATGAAAACCTACAGGTTTCAAAGCCATGAGAATTCCATCTGAACCCCTACAGCGGCAACAGTTCTATCTTGAGTTGATAGAAAAATGCCTAGTGTCAAAAGGGGAGCGTAAAGCTGACTATGCGGCCTTGCGTTCTTATTTTTTGTTCGGCGCGGCTCCTGAAGAACCGCCAGCCATTTTCAATAAAATCTATCCGCACATTGACCAATTGAGTAGCTTCCTCTACTCAGCAGAAACAACGCGATTCTCATTGGACTTGGGCGCATCTGTGCCAGCACTTGAGTTGACGCGCACACCGTCAATGGCGCATAAGTTGAACGATGAATGGTTGAACTCTAATACGGATCAGGTTTTTTCTAATGCGCTGAACTGGTCGCTGTGTTTCAACACAACCTTTGTAAAACTTGTGGTCAATAATGGAATTCATCCGTACATGATCGACCCAGGTGCAATGGGTGTTCTGCGTGAAGACACACCATACACTGATAGACAAGAAGCCTTAGTACAAAGCTACTACATTACTAAGTCTGAACTCTATGCTCGTCTGTGGTCGCACCCCCGGCGTGATGAAATCGTCAAGCGCGTAAGCTCATCCTTCCACGAACAGACAACCGATATTCCAGAAGGCATTGACCGCATCATCATGTCGCAGACAAACCCAAATATGATGGGTACAGTTAATCTCGACTTGGCTGGCATGAATCGCTACAAGGCGCGGGTTGCTGAAGACACCGTAGAGATGCACGAACTATGGGTATGGAACGACGAAACAGCCGACTACCAGTGCGTTACTATTGCTGACCCTGACGTAGTTATCTATGACCGTTCTGGCGAATCTATGTTCTTGAAAGGCGAGTTGCCTTTTGTGCAGCTTTGTCCAAATCCACAATACGACTATTATTGGGGACAGTCAGAAGTACAACGTTTAGTATTCTTGCAAGCGCTCCGCAATAAACGAATGTCAGAAATTTTGGACTTGTTGTCAAAACAAGTTTCTCCACCAACTGCGTTGATGGGATTTACAGGATTGCTGGATGAAAAAAGTTTTGCCCTTAATCGCGCTGGCGGTCTTCTTGCTAGTGATATGCCAAGTGCAAAGGTCGAACGTCTTGCCCCTAATATCCCCAATGATCTTTTTGAAGTAATCCGTGAAGTCGATGTGATGTTTGCAGAAGCCTCTGGCATTACTCCCGTACTGGCAGGTCGCGGCGAATCTGGTGTTCGTAGTCAAAGCCACGCTTCTAGCCTTGCCCGTCTAGGTTCTTCTCGCGCCAAGAAACGCGCTTTGGTTATTGAGGATTCTTTAGAAAAAGTTGCTACGTTGTACATGAAACTGATTCAAAAGTACGACACAACGCAGCTACTAGATTCAGAAGGCAATAAGTTTATTCCTTCGCAATTTACCAGCGATTATGTTGTCAAAGTAGATGCCCATTCAAACAGCCCAATCTTTACGGAAGACTTGCGTGAGATGGCGTTTAACCTGTTTAATGCTGGCGCTATTGATCGTGAATCCTTGCTTGACCTAATTGAGCCACCCATGAAACAATTGCTTAAAGAGAAATTGAAAATTATGGAGCAAAAACAAGAGCAAGCTCAAATAATGCAAATGCAACAACAAGCTCAACCAAAACCTGAAGGCGGTCAACCGCCAGCCACCTCAAATGCCGGAGGCAGCATGAACAATCCTGAAGTAATTGCACCCAAAGCGGATCAACCAAGAGTGACAACAGAAAATTTGCAAAGGGGAGAGCAATCCCCTAGTTTGCAGTACAAAACCAACACTTTTCGTACCTATACACCCCGTACAGAAAATCGTAGTTATTCGGGTCGCATTTCCAGATAAGGAGTTGCAAAATGAACAAAACAGCAAAACGTGGTAGAAAATGCCGCCGATAGCTTGACAAAAGCTATTAAGTTCGGTATTCCTATTGCAAATTTTTATCGAGGTTGATATGGGCGTTCCTTCTGAAGAATTGATGAAATTGATGGAAAAGCAGCAGAAGAAGCCAAAAGTCGAAGTTGAAGTTAAGACTGATGGCGAAGAAGCTGAAGATGAAGGCGAAGGTGAAGAAGAGGGTATGAGTGGCGCTGAAACGCCGCCTATGTCTTCCCCCATGTCCACCCCCGAGCCAGCTATGGGTTCCAAAGAAGGCGCAATGGTCAATCTTAGTTTGGCTGTTGATTTGATTAAGCGTTCATTGCCTGGCATTGGCGCTGATTCTGAGCAAGGAAGGAAAGCGCTGGCTGCGATGAAAGCTCTTATGTCCGTTGTTGGGAAGCGCAAAGACAGCGCAGAAGAACTTAAACAATCGGAAATTTTGCAAATGTTACAATCGCTTCCGCAAGCTGGTGGTCAATCGCCAGAGGGTAAGGCGATGGCAGCCGCGCCAGCGGTTCCTGGCATGATGTAATTTTTTGAGGAATTTACATGGAACTTTTTAAGCCTCGCGGCGCAGCCGCACCCCGTAATCCTACTGACAACAATCAGCAGAACGGTCAAATTGTCAACACACCTCGTTTCGCAACTATGGGTGGTCTTAACTCAGCAGCTAAAGCTGGCGCTAAGAACAGAATGATGGTTGAGAAGCCAGGCGGCAAGCGCATCATTTAAGGTGCGCTTTTTTTGTTTTACGAATAGGGGATAACAATGTCACTTGAAGACCTTACACCAGAAGCCCGTGATGAACTAGCGCAATTGTCTCGACAACTGGCTGAGAATCCAAATACCCGCAAAGACTTTCTGCGTCTGACAAAGAAAGTTAAACCGGATATGCCGATTCCAGAACTGGAAATCGAAGATGCAACAAATGCGGCAACTACGCAAATGCGTGGAGAACTTGAGTCGTTGCGTAATCAGATGCGTGAAAAGGATGCGATTGAAGAACTTAATCGCCGCCGTTCAAAGCTGAAGGCTAAAGGTTTGATTGAAAGTGATGATGATATCGAACAAGTGGAAAGAGTAATGTTGGAAAAAGGCATTACTAACCATGAGGCAGCGGCTGAATATTGGTCGTTTATGAAACAGGCAGCTACACCAACACCTACTGGCTACAACCCGTCTGCAATCAAGGGATTCAACCTTGAACAGTTCTGGAAAAACCCAGTTCAGGGTGCTAGAAATGAAGCTGCTGCTGCATTGAATGAATTGCGTCGCAATCCAAAACCAATAGGATTGTGAGCAAGTAGGGGATATTTTTAGATCGGAGATAGATTATGCCTATTGGTGGCGGCATTCTTCCGGCTTCGGGTTCCACTCAGTTTACTGAGTTGACCTACGTTACCCGTAGGGCATTTATCCCGAAACTGGTCGTACAACTTTATAACTCGACCCCGTTGATGGCAGCACTGATTGCTAACAGTCAGCAAGCCTCTGGCGGTGTTTCCTCTGTAACCGTTCCTGTTCAGGGTTCGCAGTTTGTGAACGCTCAATGGTCAGACTACAGCGGCTCGTTCGCTCAACCGTCTGTCCAGCAAGGCGCTTATAACGCTGAGTTCAACCTGAAGCTGATGATTGCTCCAGTACCCTTCCTGGGTATGGAAGGTGCAGTGCAGCAGGATGCAGCCGTTATCCCTCTGATCGAAGCTCGCATGAACGATGCGACTAACGTGATGATGGATGCGATGGCAACCTCGCTGTACAACAACACAAGCAATAACCAGCAGTTTATCGGTCTGCCAGCCGCTGTTGCTGATTCCGGCACTTACGGCAATATTGACCGTTCAACTTACACTTGGTGGAAATCCAAGCAGTATGCAGCCGGTTCGGTTAATCCGACTCGTCAAAACATTCTGCAATACATTTCCGGCACTGTGAAGAATGGCGCTGAAGTTCCGTCGTTCGGCGTTTGCGGTTTTGGTACTTGGACTCTGTTGGCTCAAGACTATGTTGGTCAAGAGCAATACGTCATCACTCCTGGCTCCGGCTTTGACAGTGATGCCAACGGCGCTCAAGCCGCTTTCCGCGCACTGATGGTTGCTGGTGTTCCTATTTATCCTGATCCATATTGCCCAGAAGGTACTGTGTACTTCCTGAATACTAACTACCTGTCGCTCTATATCCATGAGCAGGGTTCGTTTGTGTTTACGGGCTTTGAATCGACTCTACCTAACTGGCAGATTGGTTATGTGGGCGCTGTTCTGATGATTGCAGAACTGGTGAACACTAAGCCTAAGTCGATGACGAAGGTGACGGGCTACAACTCTTTGACTCTGTAAGGGAGAACTAGTCATGTCAAATAAAATCCTCGTAGCTGGCGCATCTACTGATTCGCCTGGTGCATTTTTCCAAGCGTATGCTGCTGGTACTGCAACGGTCACGGTTCCTGCCGGTGACTATTACATTACCCCAACAGCAAACGTCACCATTGAACTCAACACTAATACCAGTGGCAATATCAGCAACGCTTCTTGGGCTGTTGTTGTTGCAAATAACACTGGTGGTTACTTTGTGGCTGATGGTGTCAACATTCGCGCTAATGTGTTGTCCGGTACTCCGACAATCACTCTGTTCCAAGTGAACGGTGGTGAGGCGGTGTCTGAGACTTACGCATAAGGAGCCAACATGAATGCAAACCATGTAGGTGCGCTCTACCCAGATAGTTTTGGTAACTTCGGTATTGGTCATGCAGTTGGCGTTTCTGTCGCTGCTACTGGCAATGCCGTTGCCCAAATTCCTATTGTGGGTGGCACTTCATACATTGTTCGCAGGATTGTGGTCGCTAACGCAAATCAGAGCATTGCTACTGGCAACGTGACGATCCTTACCTCTAACGATGGTAATGCGTCCAATGCTGTTAGCAATGCTACTACTTTGGCTTCTGTTACTAGCACATCTACTTTCCAGGATGTTACTCTGGCAACTGGTACGGCTACGACAGTTTATTCTGCTGGTTCACTGTACGTTAAGGTGAACACAGCGGTTAGCGGTGGCACTTGCGATATAACTGTCTTTGGTGACGTTGTAACTCTATGACAACTGTTTATGTGACTAACAAGACCGATAAGGTTCTTGTCGATGAATATGCGTTTAAACAGTACAAGTTCCCTGCGAACGAAACTGTTGAAATACCTGTAGAAGTCGCGTGTCACATATTCGGTTATGGCTCTGAAAATAAAGAGCCGGTGGTAGCAAGACTTGGATTTGCAAAAACTTTAAACGATATGCCAGAAGGATTGGAATATCTTAAAAAGTTTATCGTAAGCGAAGAAAAGTCTAAACAAGATCGCTCCTTATCCCCGGCGATTGACTTAGTACCCCCGCCCGTGCCGGAAGGTCGGGTGGGGAGAACTAAATGGCAACGTTGTCCAGTTACATCACGGAAGTCAGAAGACTTCTACATGATGCAAACGGAAATTTTTATTCCGACTCCGAATTAACCGATTACATCAATTCGGGTAGGGAACGTGTTGTCCGTGATACTGGTTGCCTCCGCACTATCCAACTTACTCAAACGCCACTTGCGCCAGTAGCTTCTGCTGTGCAGCCTGTAGCATGGACTGCTGATACCGCAGTTACGCTTGGAACCTATCTTTTTTCCAACATCTTCATTTATGAAGTAACTACGGCTGGCACAACTGGTACTGATGCGCCAAGTTATCCTGCGTATGGCGGTCTTTATCCACCGAACACACCGTTTGCAAGCGGTACTGCAATGTTGACTTATGTTGGCAATGTAGAAAACATGAACTATGTTGCGCTTCCACAAGGATTGCGAACGTTAGATATAGTCAATATCAATATTTATTGGGGCAATAGTCGTGTTCCTTTGCAATATCTACCCTGGACACAATTTAACGCGCAATTAAGATACTGGCAAAACTACATTGGTCGGCCTATTGCGTTTTCAATTTTCGGTCAATCAAAAATTTATATTTCTCCTGTACCGGATCAAATTTACATTGTTGAATTAGATACAGTTATCTTACCTACACCATTAGTTAATTCATCTACAGTAGATGAGATCAACGATCCATACACAAATCCTGTTGCTTTTTATGCGGCATATAAAGCCAAATTCAAAGAGCAAAGCTATGGGGAGTCAGAGATATACAAACAAGAATATATGAAACAAGTTCAGGCTGTTCTGGCAACGACAATGACGCGCCGACTGCCTGATCCTTACAGCACTCCGTTTTAATCATGGCTGCGGCTGAACAAAAAAAGTCGTATCAGGTCGTAAAGGAATTTCGTGGCGTAAACACGAAAGCAAACCGAACTGCAATCGACAATAACGAATTTGCGTGGCTAGAAAATGCCATGCCTATTGGTTACGCAAATCTTAAAATCACGCCTTACAGTAGCAATACAGCGGTTACTTTTGCCAATGTTGTTACAGGTTTATTTTCCGTAAATATTATTAACAATGACTATGCTTTAACTTTTGAAGCAGATGGTCGTTGCGAACAAGTTGATATTATTTCAAACGTAAAATCAAATGTTGCGGTTGCTGGCACATTTTCTAATTCTGGAATAAATATTACTCAGTGGAAAAGTGAGCGCGTTCTTATTGGCGATAAGGATAAAGGCATTTTTTCATGGGATGGAACTAATCTTGTAGCTATCGGTGCAGTAGGATCAATAGGAATTGTTAATGGCGGTACTGGCTATATCACTACACCAGCGGTAACTATTTCTGCACCTAATCAAACAGGCGGTGTCCAAGCTGAAGCAGAGGCTATTGTTACGGCTAACGTTGTAACTTCCATTATATTAACTGAAGGTGGTACAGGTTATACATCGCCGCCTACAATTACGATTACTGGCGGCAGTGGAGCAAATGCCAATGCTGTGTGCAGTCTTGTGACGTTTGCTACTGGTAAGGTTTCCGTCCTAGTAACTAATGGCGGTACTGGTTATACCAATGTGGCAAATACCGTAGTAACAATTTCCGGTGGCGGCGGCACAAATGCGGCTGGTCAAGCTATCTTGTCTGGAGGGCAGCTTGTCAATGTCATCATGACAAATGCTGGTAGTGGCTACACTAATTCATCCAACATTACGGTAACGATTACAGGTGGAGGTGGCAGCAATGCTACGGCAAGAGCCATTATCAATTCTGAGCCAGTTACAGGAATTCAAACATTTAGTGGAAGAACTTGGATTTCCCAGGGAAGAACTGTGTCATACAGTGCTGCTGGTACTTACAATGACTTTACAAGTATTTCTGCTGGCGCACTTGTTTTAACTGACAACACATTGCATAGCAATATTGTTCAGTTACTGGCTGCAAATAACTTTTTGTATATTTTTGGTGAAGATAGTATCAACGTTTTTTCAGATGTCCGTGTAGCAGACACTGGAATTACTATTTTTACAAACACAAACGTATCTGCTTCTGTTGGAACCAGGCTTCCTTACGCTATTTTTCCGTATTTCCGTTCTGTACTTTTTATGAACGAATATGGCGTATATGCTTTGGTTGGATCAACAACATCGAAATTGTCTGACCCGTTAGATGGTGTATTTCCAAATATTGACTTTGCTACCGCATCAGTAACTGCTGGTCAGGTATTGTTAAATAATATTCTATGTGCGGCTTTTAATATTCGTTATAACGACAATGGCACTTATAGATATATTCAAGCTGTTTTCTTTGAGAAAAAATGGTTTTTTACAAACCAGCGCACTGATTTAAAACTGGTCATGTCCATTCCTTCGGATGGAAAGATCAAAATGTTTGGCACTAATGGTACTCATTTGTATCAACTTTACAATGATTTTTCATCAGATGTTCCAAGCATTATTAAATCTCCATTGCAAGCAATGGGTGATCCAATTAGAACAAAACAAGCATTAAAAATTGCAATTGAAGCTACTGTTCAAAACAGCGCAGTATTAAGTGTAACTGTAGATAGTGAAACTAATTCAAGTCCTGCATATCAGCTTGGTAATTTTGTAAATTGGCTTAATAATTTTTCTGTTCCTATTCCCTGGACAAATAATTCAAGCACAGTAATTACATGGTCTGGCGGTCAAGGATATAGTTTATTTAAAACCGACGCTGAACAATGGGGTAAATATTTAGGCATGACCGCAACTTCCAACTCTGCTGGATTTGTGGTCAATGGTTTTGAATACGAACATGAACTGAGAGTGAGATTTTAAATGCCATTACCTATTACTATTCCAAACCAATTTGCTAATGCAACAACATCTATTCCATTATCTGAATTAGATGCTAATTTCAATACTGTTGCTATTGCTGTAAATAGTATTGGTAATGGAGCATATTCTTTAGCTAATGTAACCATTACTGGTGGTTCAATTGCTAATGTATCTTTGGATAATGTCTCTGTTGATATTGAAACATTATCAAATGTAACAATAAATAATTTAACAGTTAATGGTAATGCCACATTTAGC